CACACCTAACTCTATTCTACTACGGTGTCTTTCCTCTACGGAAATTGCAGATGATAGTTACCTAGTTCAAGCTAACGACATTGCTGAGGTACCTTTACAGACTAAACATAATCTTATCTTTAAAATTAGAAATAGTTTTAATGATAGTGATGATTACTATGTTCAGTTTAAAGGTGACAACAATACAGATGGTACAGGTACATACCTAGAGGTTGCTAAACCAGGTATTGAGCATCAATTCAACCCCGCTAGTAGAATAGAGTTAGGTGTGGTTACTGTGAATGGGTCATCACGAGTAATGTAGAGACTATTACCAATGATAGTAACTTCAAACCCTGCATTAAGTTTCTCGATATCAGATTTAAGATTATCTAGAACATTATTGGCTTTAGGATTTTGACTAGAAGTAGTGTACTTTACATTATTACCAGAGATTAGAGACCTCTCAGCTGCTTCTTGAACAGCTTCAACAGTGAATGTATACGTAACACTATTGAGTGTACGACTGAATGTATCACCAACAGCCCAACCTGTACCACCATCTGTAATAGTGACCTTAGTTGTGTAGACACACTGATCACCATTATCAGTAGGCACAACCGTAGAAGATACTTCTAATGTATAATCTAATCCAGTACCTGTACCAGGTGAGTCAGCTACTTGGTTGGTATATGACTGACTACCAGCACTAGAACAACCTGGAGCAGTGGTGTTAAATGCTGTGTTCACAACACTTAGTTCTGTTACTTCAGAAGTGATCTCTCCCTGTCCTACAGAGTTGACTGTAATGGTATAAGTTGTGTTTTTAGAGTCATCTGAAACCCAAGGCTCAGTAATGGTAACAGTCTCATCGACTGCCCAACCAGAACCACCATTTAGAATGGTTAGCTCATAAGTATAAGCACAAGTATCATTTGTACCATCATTGTTTGAGTCACTGATTGTAGGTACAGAAACAAGTCTGACAGTCATACCTGTCCCATTACTACTACCTGACAAATTAGTATAAACTTTGTCTAAAGACGGGCATACTAAAGGTGAACCACTTGGAACATTTTCTTCATTTGATTGTGTGAGAGTAGCTGTCAACGCTTTAGTAGCAGAACCTTCTGACACAGGTTCCCAGATATCTAATTTATACTCAGTAAGACCAGCAATACTTCTGATCTCAACAGTAGCTTCTGGGTCACGGTTCTGTGCAGTACTGATGTTCATTGCTACTGGAACCTTACGATTAGTAACAAAGGTGTAGTCGTTAACAGTTAGAGTCTGGAGGTCATCAACTTCAGGACTGTCCTTAATGAAATAATCTTCACTAGGGTTGATGTCATTACCATCAGCATCAGTCTCACCTTCACAATGATAGGCATCAGTGTATACCTCAGGTGCAAGTCTGATACCAGTAGAAGTAGGAGTGAAGTCTAGTGGATCAATGTTACTGGTATAGCAGACATCCATCAACTTACCTTTATCTAGATCCCAGACTTTAACCTTACCGGTAGTGTTATCAATCTGACCTACATACCTATCTTTATTATTAAAGTTATTACTCTTATCAATATAGAACCATTTACCACCTTTAGTGGTGTCTAATTCCCTAACAAAGTTAAGTCCTGGTCGTTTAGTTAGACCTTGTACCACATCAGGAATGCAGTTTACAGCATCTCTAACCTGACCAGGGAGTTTCTGTTCATCGGCTTGGTCAGAGATGCCACCAGTAAACCTACGAACCTTTTGTGTAATAGCTGTCATGGATACCTACGTAGTGCGGTGTAAGGACGGTAAGTACGGTAAGCAGTTCCAGGTTGGAAGTCCATAAAGTTGTAGTCACCTTGATTGGCTTCATACTCTATACACGCAGCCCTAGTCTGTTGTTCCTGTACTTGTAGTAGTTGTGATAGTTGGGGGTTATCAACCATTTGAATGGCAGCACGGACTGCTGCACGTGAGGTGATGTACCTTTGGAAGACAGAAGGTAGATCAGTCAGTGGAAACAACCATACAATATCAAAATAAACACCACTTCTAAATTTCCAGGAGTGAGTAAGTTTATCATATAATTTTGACACACCATCTGTTGGGTCAGTCCTTTTAATGACATCAGAAGTACGATAAACATCGTTCTCACTAACGTCCATGCGCAGTACATTAGCAGGAATTAGAATTTCATCATTTTCATTGACAGGTAGTGGGTAACAGTCTTCCCTATTAAAAACCCATCCTTCATCTTGTACGTCTCGGCTACATTCTTGTATCAGGTTGTAGACGAAAGATGTCTCAGGGTTCTCGTAGTCCAGGGTAGTCACGGGGGACTGACCAATTGCTGCAAGAACAGAGTTCACAGCGTTGAGTTCAGTTAGATTTTCAGTTGTATCAACAGCCATGGGTTTATTAATAAAGAAAAAAAGGGGACCGAAGTCCCCAGTGTATCAAGCGTAGGGAGAACTGGGAGCCGTAGTCGGAGCCAGTTGATCTACGTCCATGTCGTAGCCAGGATAAGCAGTACGCATGTTAGGAGTCGAAGAGAACACAGTAGAACCCACAATGGCATTTACACCACGAGGATCATAGCTGTGTTGAGTCTTTGCAACAGAGTGACGGATGATAGTATTAGCTGCATCCACCACAACACCGTTGCCGGGATGTTGTTGGACACCAGTGGACAGGTAATCCGCATCAGTGTACGGAGCCCTGATCCAAGTATCGATATTCTGAGCAGCAGTTGAAGCCATAATTAATTACCAAGAGATTGTTGAATACGTCCATACTCTACTTTAGGGCATGGATCTTGAGTAGACGATTGGGTCAAGGTAGTGCGATCAGCACCGTTCCACATAGTGAAAGTAGTGATACTACCTTGAACAACTTCTTTACTCTGACCTGGTACTAATTGAGCAGCATTGTCAGTGAAAGGTTGGGCACGGAAAGACTCACGATAAGCACGTGAAGCTTCCGTACCTTCCTGGACAACACCATCAACAACTGCAGGAGCCTCACCACCGAGGCCAGTATACTGAGTAGGTTGTGCCATTTAGAAACCCCCTATCAGCTGTCAGCTGCAACGAGTTCAATAGCAGCAGCAGGATTCAGAGTGCCAGCACCCATAGCCATGCGACCAACGATGATATCACCTTGATACATGGTCTTGACTTCGGAACCAGTCACCTGCACAGCAGGACCGATCGATTCGACCACAGCAGCAGCATCCTTATAGTAGATGAGGCCAGCGTGAGCAGAGAAGTCACCAGCATAGTTGTTGTTCTCACCTTCGACAGAAGCCACGTTACCAGCCAGGAAAGGCAGGTTGTTGGACTGACGAATGGAGATACCAGCAATGGAGTACACACCGTTACCGTTCTGCAGAGCAGTGCCCTGAACGTCGCGGTTGAGGATGTGTGTGTCAACCTGGGAGACCAACGCATAATACTGCCTTGGCGAAAGGACAGCAAATCGCCCTGCCTGAGGCATATTTTTTTCGTCAAGGATAGCAGCAGCTTCAAAGAAGCCATCTACCAGGGATTGAGCGTTGTACTCATTGTCAGCACCAAGGAAGATGCGGGAGCCACCAGGCTCAGGACCAGGAGCAGCTTGGATAGGATGCTGTTCACGAGCAGCCAAAGCAATGGTGCGGAAGATCTTCTTGTCATAAGCTTCAGCCAGAGCATGACCGATCTTGGCAGAGATCTCAGAACGCAGGCTGTAGTGAGCCAGAGTTTCATCCAGGTCATAGACGAAAGCGGAGGAGACCAGCAGGTCATCCATCACGATGGTCTTCTCAGCCACCGGGGGATCACCACTACCCAGGATAGGAGTACCAGGGATGTGGTAGTCAGCAGTCATGCGACCGGTGAAGATGAACTGAGCAGCCTTACCATTACGCAGGGTGCGGTTCTGGACAGTGCCCTTAGCAATACAAGCAGACTCGTATGCCTTGAACATCTCACCGGTGAAGAGCTTTAGGTAGGTTGCGTACTTAGCATCATATTCAGAGATGGTTTGACCGTTAATAGTAACAGTTTCACCGAACTGAGTACGACCCAGACCAGGGTTCTTATTGATAGAACCGATAGACGTGGCACGCGTATTAGGAGGCGAAGCCAAGTCAAAGTTATTAGTAGCCATTTTAAAGAGTTAAGTTTAAGATTTACCGAACTCTAATCGATTAGAAAATTTTTTTTAAAAGTTTTTCGGTAAAGGTTATCCGCGTACGGGCCAATACCAAATGGGTAAGGGAGGAATCGAACCTCCCTAAAGCAACCATGCTTACCTTGTGTGACGAGGTTACTACTCGACGTGAGTGAAGTCAAAGGTACCAGTCACAAGGAGAGTACCTTCAGCAGAGAAACCACCAACCGTTACACGATAGGTGTGAGACTCATTCTGTCCAGTACCGAATCCACCAACTGGCATCCAGCCATTAGCAAAGGCTTGGGATGCGGTGAAACCACCAAAACCATCAGAGACCTGACCAACAGAGGTTGTTGGGTTCCAGGTGTTAGCGTCAGTGCCAGCATCAGTAGATGCAATTTCGGTGTTAGTAACAAACAGAGTTGTCGGAGCAGTACCACCACCGGAACCACCAATGTTCCAATGAGTGAAGAGACCTGTCCCACCACCACCATCAGAACCAGCAGTCTGGTCTTGGACCATCAAACGGTACTGAGTGACGTTAGCAGCATCGGTACCTGCAACAGCCCACTGGAAGGCAGGAGTTTCAGGAGTACCACCAGGGGTAATAGTGTAAAGAGCACCAATCTGATTACCAGAAGTCAGTTCATTACCATTGATGTCAGTAGTACCTGTAGCCGTAATGGTCAGGGTCAGGGGCACGTTAGCAGCCTGAACATTTACGTTCAGAGAACCTTGGGCACCATTATCAGATGCACCCTGAGAAGTTGCAGTAGCAGTAATTACAGAGGCACCAGCTGATTGGAAGGTAACTGTACCACCACTAAAAGCTTCACCAGTGGAAGCCGCGAAGTTATAACTCACGTTAGTGGCAGTGCCATCATGTGATGCACTGTAGGTAGTAGCCGTCCCAGCCGTAGGGTTAGTAACACCAGTCACTGTAATCGTACCAATGGTAGGTGCCACAGGTGGGTTACCACCTTCCCCAAAGGGAGGTGTGTTAGGAGAGGTACCATCAGCATTTTGCTCCTGATGAGTACACCCAACCGGAAACCCAGGGTTGTTTACATCATTAGGATCAGGTACCTTGCTTGTTTCAAAAACCGGAGGAATCCGGGGAGGTGTAAATGTCATTTATCCAATAGAAGGAGAGGTTAGTGCAACAGGAGTGGACTCTGCTGCTGCAAGATCGAGTGGGAAGTTATGAGCATTACGCTCATGCATCACTTCCATCCCAAGACCAGCACGGTTCAGGATGTCTGCCCAAGTGTTAATCACTTGTCCAGTCGGAGTGATAATAGACTGGTTGAAGTTGAAGCCATTCAGGTTGAACGCCATAGTAGACACACCAAGAGCAGTAAACCAAATGCCGACAACGGGCCAAGCAGCGAGGAAGAAGTGGAGAGAGCGAGAGTTATTAAAGCTAGCATATTGAAAAATGAGACGCCCAAAGTAACCATGAGCAGCCACAATATTATACGTTTCTTCTTCTTGCCCGAATTTGTAACCATAGTTTTGACTCTCGTTTTCAGTAGTTTCACGAACCAAGCTAGAAGTAACAAGACTACCGTGCTGGTCTTGGGATGGAAGTGATGCATGAGCGTAATGCTCATAACTTCCCACTCGATCTTGCAGCAGCAGAGTCCACTCCTGTTGCACTAACC